AACGGCACAATCACTTCACAAGTGTCTGCTAACGTGGATGCTGGCTTTAGTATTGTTACCTACACTGGCACAGGTTCTAACGCTACAGTTGGTCATGGTCTGAGCAAAGCCCCCAATATGTCATGGATCAAACCCAGAAACTTTGCAGATAACTGGATTGTTACCTACGATGCTGTAGACGGAAGTGATGACCAAGCATATCTAAACACAACCAATGCTGGTAATAGCCCTGCGGCACAATATACTGTGTCCCAGAATGCAACTACTTTGGGATTAACAAGCTGGAATAATGTCAACGATGCTAATGATACCTATGTTGCATATTGTTTCCACAACGTTGACGGGTATCTAAAAGTAGGCAAATACATTGGAAATAATAACGCAAATGGTACTTTTGTGCATTTAGGTTTCAAGGCAAAATTCATTTTAATTAAAGAAATTGTCACGGGTACGGGCAATGGAGAATGGCAGGTATTTGACACTGCAAGAAGTACGACAAACGTAGTTGATGATCTTATTGCTTTATCAACCACCGGTGCAGAGTCAGTAGGCAATACGTATCAAATGCTTGACATTTTATCAAACGGATTTAAGCTGCGATCAGCCTACGGTACTGCTAGTCAAATTAATTATACGACAACGTATATTTACTTAGCATTCGCAGAGTCACCATTTAAAAACAGTAACGCACATTAATCACAATTTAGGAGAAACACTATGTGGTTTGTAGGAGAAACAGCAACAGGATTTGTAGTTAATAAGCCTCGCGGATTGACCATAGATTCCGTTCAATACCCAAGAAACATCTTTGCTCTTTGGAGTAAAGACGAACTAGCAGCTATAGGAGTTAAGCCCTATAGTGAAGTGCGTACTGACTCACGTTATTACAGTGATGGCGTATTAACTCGTACTGAAAGTGATGGTGAAGTATTAGGCACATACGCAGCCGTTAATAAAGACGTTGATGCGATTAAAAACACTATGCTAAGTACAGTCAAATCAATCGCTGGATCGTTACAAAGCAATGTCGATTGGTATTGGTCAAGAGCAGCAAAGGGCGGCACAGCAGTACCATCTGATGTAGCTACACACGCTACTGCAATCTACACAGAAATGACTGCTAAAGAAAGTGCCATAGCTGCATTGTCTGACTTGGCGGCTGTCATTGTTTATCAAAACACACCGATGGTGGGTACTTACAAAGTCAAACACACCTCTGATGATGGTGTAGAAACCTACGGTCCTGAGACATACACATCTAATCAGGAAATAGATAATGTAACGTATGGCTGGCCTACGCTAGAAAAGGCTAATCCCTCGTTTGTCAGTATAGTAGCTGCCTAATTTTAGGAGATAATGATGATTGGTGTATTAAGTGCGTTGATTGGTCCAGTTTCCAGCATTCTTGACAAGGTTATTCCTGACAAGGATTTGCGTGAGAAACTGTCTCACGAAATTGCGACTATGGCCGAACAACACACTCAAGCGCAAGTCATGGCTCAGATTGAGGTCAATAAAATAGAAGCGGCCTCAAATAGTGTTTTCGTCAGCGGCTGGCGACCTGCGATTGGCTGGATATGCGCCATGGGGATGGCTGGTAATTTCTTGATTATCCCCTTTGCTAACATGGCTCTAGAACTGTCTAAAACAGGTGTAACTATACCAATGATAGCGCTGTCTGAGATGATGCCTGTGTTAATGGGAATGTTGGGATTAGGTGCTATGAGAACTGTAGAAAAAGTAAAAGCGGTAAGTAGAGAGAAATAATATGAGCTACACGATGACCTATGACAGCCTCTTGGTAGACCTGCGCCGTTACCTAGAGCGAGGATTTACTCAAGAGAGTGATCAAATAGTATTTGATCAGCTCCCACGTTTGATCACGATGGGAGAGCGTAGGATTGCGCGTGAGCTAAAAATAGAAGGATTCATTAGAGCGGTTAATCTACCACTTGTCGTTGGCGTTTCGACTTATCTAAAACCAGACCGATGGCGTGATACAGTGTCAATGAATGTGGCAGGTACTTCAATATTTGCTCGGTCTTACGAATATTGCCGTAACTACTGGCCAAATGAGTCGGATAAAGCGACTCCTGAATTTTATGCGGATTACGACTACCATCATTGGCTAATAGTTCCAACACCTGATGCCGCAAGCAATATGGAAATATTATATTATCAGCAACCTGCATTATTAGGTGAAGATTTACAGACCAACTGGCTGACAGAATACGCGCCAGATGTACTTTTATACGCATCATTATTAGAAGCTACTCCATTTTTGAAAAATGATGGACGAGTACAGATGTGGACGGGGTTGTATGATCGAGCTGCACAAGCATTAAATGGCGAGGATCTATCTAAAATAATGGATCGGTCAGCAAACAGGAGTGAAGCATAATGCCCAGTTATACAGATGTTTTTGGCGGTGCCAACATTTATCCGAGTGAAATCAGTTATAGCTCAATTGCTCTAACTGCAAGTATCACATTAAGCTGGCCAGAAGAGACATCTACTAATGTTAATTTAGCCACACGAATAATGGATGTTACGCCATCTGCCATTAATTTTAGCATCACACTACCGGACGCGACAAAAAGTGGCACAGGTAATACCATACTTTTCAACAATAAAGGTAGCCATACTTTTACTGTACTGAATGCTGGCGGTTCTCAGGTGGGTACGATTGCCTCTGGTCAGCTCTGGCAAATATATTTAACCGATAACTCTACTGTTAATGGTACGTGGCAGCTGCTTCAATACGGAGCTACAACTTCAAGCGCCAATGCTTCAGCCTTAGCTGGCACAGGTATTGTAGCGGTTGGCGCAGTGCTTTCTCAGTCAGTACCAATAACTACGTTCAACTCTAACTACACTGCAGGATCTGGTGACCGAGCTAGGATGTATAACTGGACTGGAGCTGGCGGTACTCTCATCCTTCCAGATCCGATTGCTGTTGGAAACAACTGGTTTATGTATCTTCGCAACTCTGGCTCAGGCCAAGTCGCTATAGATCCCCCAGGATCAATTCAAATTGATGGCGCGACAACTCTGGCATTTCAGCCCGGAGAGTCAGCAATCGTTGCATCAGACGGAACCAATTTTTATACCATTGGATTTGGTCAGTCGTCCACTTTTGCTTTTGATTACACAGTCATTAACGCTGCAGGATCTGGTGATTTAACACTGTCTGGGGCGCAATTAAATAGAGTGGCTTACCGATTCACAGGTGCGCTAACGGGCGCAAGAAACATTATCATTCCAGCAACAGTTCAACAATATTGGATTGATAACCGAACCACAGGTTCATATACATTTAAGGTTAAAGTATCAGGCACCGCTGGCGTTACGTTAGCTACCAATGAAAGAGGTATATTTTATTGTGATGGGAGCGAGCTTCTTGATGCTGATACTGCAGCTGTTGGTTTTCCAATAGCTGTTAACCAGGGCGGTACTGGAGCGACATCTGCTGGTGCAGCTTTGATAAATTTGGGAGGCACAACAACTGGTATTGCACTATTTGAAGCAGCCAATAAAGCAGCTGCTTGGACTACTTTGGGTGTAGCACAAGCTGGTAATGTCAACGGAGGCACTTACTAATAATGCCAATTCAAACAGCAGTATTAAAGTCTACTCCGGGCATTAAGCGCGATGGAACCAAATTTGAGGGTGACAGCTACACGGATGGGCAGTGGGTGCGCTTTCAACGAGGATTACCGCGCAAAATGGGTGGCTATAAAACTACTCAAAAGTTCTTGCAGGAAATCAGCAGAGGCTTTTCTACTTTTACTCAAATGACATTTGTTTATTGCCACTCAGGCGGTGAGAATACTTTAGAAAGATTCACGCTAGATGGTTCTGGCAATAGCTCAATAATATCAAACAGAACTCCAGTAGCTACTGGAGCATACGGTACAGTCACACTAGCTGGAGCATCTGGTTCAGTAGGTATGATAGCGGTGGCTGGAGTAAACATTATGTCTGGAGCGGTGGCTTTTAACACCACATTAGCTCAGACAGCCACGGCAGTCGCTTCAAACATTACTGCGAATACATCTACGCCCAACTACACAGCATCGGCCACAGGTGCGACTATTAAGATCACCTCAGTAGCAACCGGTGATCAAGTCAATGGTTTTATTATTACCAACACGCTAACGACTCTAACATCCACTATTGTTAATATGAACTATGGTTCTGATGCCTTAATAGTTAGCGTTTACAACCAGTGGATGTTTGATTTTCAATACGCTTCGTCAAGTAACGAGAATTACATCATCGCTTCTGTTTCGCCCAATGGCTCATGCATATGTAATGACGAAGATGGGCAGATATTTTACGGAAAAGTCTTAGGCACAGAGCCTCTTGAAAGCATACGATTACCTGCTAATGCCAACGCCACTGGCGGTATGGTTAGCCTACATCCTTATTTATTCTATTATGGTACTGATGGCATTATTGGTTGGTCTGTTCCGGGCGAACCCAATAACATGGAAGGTAGCGGTTCAGGTTTAGCGCGTGTGTGGGGCCAAAAGATTATAAAAGGTCTACCAATGAGGGCAGGCTCTGGAACGGCTCCTGCAGGGCTTTTTTGGGCGTTTGATGCAGTCATACGAGCTACGTTTACTGGTGGGGCTACTGTGTTTCAATTTGACATTGTAGCTACGGGCACTTCAATGATGTCTCAGTCTGCTGTCGTTGATTACGATGGCGTGTTCTACTGGGCTGGAGTAGATCGTTTTTACATGTTTAATGGCGTTGTGCGGGAAGTTCCCAACAGTATGAACCTGAACTATTTCTTTGACGGCATTAACCCCACTGCTCAGAATAAGACATTTTGTTTTCAAGTACCTCGTTATAATGAAGTCTGGTGGTGTTATCCACGAGGGACTGCGACTGAATGCACCCATGCAGTGGTATATAACGTCAAAGAAAACACATGGTATGACACTGAATTACCCAATGATGGACGTTCTGCAGGTCATTTCAACAATTCATTTGCGGCTCCTATTTTAACGGGCGTTAAGAACGACGGAAGTGGTTACAAAGTTTGGCGGCATGAGTTCAAAGTTGACGAGTACGATGGATCAGAAGTTCGTCCAATTAAATCAAGTTTTGAGACAGCTGATATTTCCACATTAGTAAGCGGTAATAATCGTTATTTACGCTGTACTATTATTGAGCCAGATTTCGTGCAGAGTGGTCCTATGACTGTTAATGTGACAGGTAGAGCTAACGCAAGAGCACCGGAAGTTAAAAGCACTACGTTCACCTTTCCTGAAAAAGCTACACAAACTTATGAGCAAGTGGTGATGTTGAAGGAACAGCGTAGGGAGTTACGAGTTAAGTTTGAAAGTAATGCTCTTTACGGAGATTATCAAATGGGTCAAATAATAGCGCACTTTGATAGCGGTGATGGAACTGACCTAGGATGAGCCTAAGCGTAACGCTACCAGTAGGTATTAGTCTAAAAGATTGGGCTGATTGTTTAATTATTGATTTTGATGCGTTTGGGGTCTATCAACCACTTGATGATCTTGATCAGTGGCAAGATTGGGCTATGCAGTATATTAGAGCCACTAATTTAGTGGAAGACTTTCCAGATCCTTACAGCTACGCTGTGACTGACTGGCGAGAATGGGCAGAGAGATTCGTGCAGACAACATTATGAAATACATTGGCTATAAAGACGAAGAAAAAGCAGAAAAGTGGGCTAGAAAGCACCTTGGAATCAAGAGTGCCCCAAAGGCATTCCGGGCGTTATCTTCAGTTGATAAAAATGGTGAGTTTGTTTGTGTCATTTTGCTAACAAATTTTACTAAAAGAAATATTGACGTAAACATTGTGGCAGACTGCAATTGGACTCCAAAAAGCACTATAATGATGTTTAATGGCCTTTTTAAAATGATTTTTGATGATCTAAAAGCGGTAAGAACCACCGCTTTAGTGGCAGACAGTAACGTAGTTTCTCAGAAATTCTGCGAGCATCTTGGGTTTAAGAAAGAGGGTATAATGCGAGAAGCATACGAAGATAATGAGGACATGCATATCTACGGCTTTCTAGACAACGAATACAGAAAACATGACTGGTGCAGGAACTAATATGATCAGAGAAGAAATAATAGAGTTAGCCAGCCAGAGTCCAGAGTTTGGACAAGGTATTGACGTTATCGAAGAGCGTTTATCACGTACTGCAATGGTGCCAGAAGACTTAACTGAAGCCATCGAGATGCTTGAGGCAGCTCTTCAGAATCCTCAAATGTATGCTGAAATGGTTCAAGCGGCTATTGCAGATGGTCTGATAGATCAAGGTGACGCTCCTCCTGAATTTGATGCTGTATTCATAATCTCAATGCTTGTTGCACTTTACGGATTACAAGATCGAGGTGCTGCTCAAGGCTATGCTCGCGGTGGGTTAACGGTTGCAGGCAGGCGTTTAGCTGATCAAGGCCAAGGTGGCGACTCCATGTTGGCCCATATTAACCCTCGTGAAGCTGAAGTTTTGAGGCGCATGGGCGGTCAAGGCACTACTAACCCAAACACCGGACTAGTTGAGTACAAAGGACTAAAGAAAATACTAAAAACAGTGCTTCCTGTTGCTATTTCTTATTTTGCTCCTGGTCTTGGAACGGCTATCGGTTCATCCATGGGTATTGGCGCTACAGCGGCTAATATAGCTAGTGGTGCAATTTTAGGCGCTGGTTCATCAGCATTAACTGGTGGTGACTGGAGGCAAGGTGCAATATTAGGTGGTATTACGCAAGGAGCTGGTAACGTAGCTGGTGAGTTTGTGAATGAGGGTCTTGGGCTAGGGTTGACAAGTCCATCCATGGTGTCAACTTTAGGAAGCGGTCTAGCTGGAGGATTAGCTGGAGAAGTTTCAGGTGCTGGTTTCGCAGAAGGCGCATTGCAAGGTGCAGGTGGACAATTATTAAAGAATTATGCAGGCTCCTCAAATGCTTCGCCAGCTTTTCAAGCTGCGGCAAATACTACAGGCAATATGCTGACGGCAGGATATACACCTGAAGAATCTTTAACAAGTGGTGCTGTTGCTGGCTTATTTGATAAATTGTCACCATCTAAAAAAATAGTTGGTCAGATGAAGGCTGAAACTGCCAATACAGCTGCAGTACCTAAGTCTGAAGACATTGGATTTATGGATAAAATAGGCAATTTTGTAGGGGAAAATCCACTTCAAGCAATTAGTCTAGGCGCTGGAGCATTAAGTGCCCTGCAAGCACCAGAAGATGTTGGCGCGGCAGTTTCGGCCATGTCCCCGGAGCAGCAGGAATACTTTGATCGACCTTTAGTTAACTGGGACTGGAACGCCATACGAGCAGATGCTAATAAGGCTAACCTAAGTTTGACTGAATTTATGGCCACTAACTTTAATAACTTGACATCAGGTCAGTATAATATGCAAGCTACTGGCATGGCCTGTGGCGGTTCAGCGCAAATGAATAAAGGCGGTGCCCTGCAAGAAGCTTCTAGATATGTCACAGGAGCTGGTACTGGACGATCTGATGAAATACCAGCTTACCTGAGCGATGGTGAGTACGTTATTGATGCGGAAACAGTAGCCATGCTTGGCGATGGCTCCAATAAAGCAGGCGCAGAGATGCTCAATGGAATGCGAGAAAATGTTCGCGCACACAAAGGACAGTCTCTTGCTCAAGGTAAATTTAGTCCAAACGCTAAGTCACCATTACAATACATGAAGGGAGTAGCATAATGGGTAGTATATTTCAGGGTACTCCACAAAGCGCAACTAGTTACACTAGTTCATCAACTGAAACGCCAAAGTGGATGCAGGATGCAATTTACAATCAAGTAAACTGGGCACAAAATCTAGCTAATAAGCCTTTTGAAGCGTATTCATTGCCTACAGTTGCAGAACTATCTCCAATGCAACAACAAGCATATACCGGTATCGGTAACGCCCAAGGTGCTTATCAGGGAAACTTTGATAAAGCGCAGGCAGGCATGGAGGGAATGTCAACTGCTGGGACTGCAGGTGCGCTTAATACTGCCCAGCAACAGTACCTAAACCCAGGGGCCAGTACGCTATCTGGATCAAACTTAAATGCTGGCCAAGATTTATTTGGTCAAGCTGGAAACTTAAACATCATGGGCGCTGGCCAAGGCTATTTAAACCAAGCGGCGAACATGAACGCAGGGCAAGCGGCAGGTCCATCATCACTTAGCTCCGCAAACCCTTATTTACAGCAAGCTGCTCAGTCATCTATATCTGACGTTGATCAGTATATGAATCCCTATCAAACTAATGTAATGGATGCATTAGCACAGCAAGGTGCGCGTAATCTAACTGAAAATCTATTACCGGGCGTTTCAGACTCATTTACAAAAGCAGGCCAGTTTGGTAGCCGAAATATGGGTGAGTTTGGATCAAGGGCTTTACGAGACACTCAAGAATCTATACTAAGACAGCAAGCGCCACTACTGCAGCAGGGTTATAGTCAGGCAATACAAGGTTCAGCGGCTGATAAAGCTCGACAAGCCAGTCTTGCTGGAACAGTAGGAAGCATATCTGGAGCGGATCAAGGTCGTACTTTACAAGGTGCTGGTCAGATCGCTGACATTGGTCAGAGTTTGGGTCAGTTGACGGGTCAGCAAATGTCTCAGCTAGGTAACCTAGCAACATCACGCACTAACGCAGGTCAACAGCAACAACAGCTGGGACTAAGTGCTGCTAATGCAGGTCAGGCGGCTCAACAGCAAGATTTGCAGCGTCAGATGAATGCATTATCAGGCATGGCCAATTTGTCCATAGAAAATCAAAACGCTAGGTATAGGGATTTAACAGCTCTTGAAGCTGCTGGACAAGCAGAGCAAATGCAGATGCAAAAAGAACTTACTGCAGCTGAGAAACAATTTAGAGATCAGCAACTTTACCCACAGCGTCAGCTTGATTATCTTAGTACGCAAATCCGTGGAATGGCTCCGATTACGGATCGTCAGCAGATTACATCTGGGGCTACAACAGGCGCTACTTATAATCTATCTCCCCTGTCACAACTGGCGGCTGGATTTGGAACGTATAAGGGTTTAGCTTCAATGGCTGATGGAACTTAGGAGATTAGCATGGGTTACAATTTAGAGCGGCTTAAAAAACAATATGGGCTGGGTTCGGCATCTAAGCTGGGTTACGCTGGTGCTTCAGCCCCGGTAGGTTCAATCGAAGGTCTGGAAGGTGAAGCCTTGCGAGCTTTTATTGAGCAGCAGCGTAGGTATGACGCAGACATGGCGGCATATAATACATATGCTGATGCGTATGGTAACCGCCTCACTAACACACCGATGTATGCGAATCCTCAGTTTGCTCAGGCTAAACGAGACCCCAGAGAAAGCATGAATCTGACTGGTAATTACTACGATGATATTCTTGCTGGACCTATTGCTGAAGGCAATGCTGTAACTGGCGGTGGTATTAGTGGTGGTGGTATTAGTGGCGGTGGTATTAGCGGTGGTATCACTGGCGGTGGCAATATCGGCAATGGAGTTAATGGTGGTGGTGACGGAGAAGGTCAGCGGCAGCGTGACGCAGCGGCTGGAATAGGTGTGTATGTACCGCAGCTTCATCCTTATGATTCTGAACAAGCTAAACTCATGCGTGAATATAATAAGAAATATGATTACCCATTCTTGGACCAATTAAGTTTAGATCTAAATGAGGTTGCTGATAACTATAAAACTAGCGGTGGAGTGTTTGGCGCTATTGGAAAAGGTCTTAGTAATATTTTCAATGGTGCAGAGGTAGATCCTGGTCCTAGAATAAATGTTCATCAAACAGCACAAGACAATAGTGGAAGATTTAACACAAGACCGCTCAGTTATAGAGCGCCGGGCTTTGGTGCTTTAAAAAGCGCCACTGCAAGCATCCCTGATTTTTACAATGACGCTGTAGCTCTTGATCGTGTTCCTGACAATCTTGGTGGTTTTCAAAAAAGTTATGATGTACCTAATAATTTTGGCGGTTACCAATTAGGTATGGGTAGTATGGGTAATAACGTGGGTACACCTTATGATGCCCGGGAATTTAGCGGCACAGGTATGGCTATGGGTAATGATTTTGCACCTGCGCCAATTGTATCTGCACCAGTTTTATTAGATCCTGCGTCAGACGCTGCATCTTTCTTGGCTAGGTCTCAAGCCCT